GCCTGTAAACGTATCAGTAACATTTAGCCATGTCAAGAAGTTGTTATCGCTATTTAACGTCTCCCACGTCGGAGCCAAACGGTCCAGGGCATCGTAGAACGCTTCTTCTTCACGCTCGGCCGCTTTGGTCGTTACATTGGAGACTGTTTGGTCCTGTTGTTTAACCTGCGTTTGCAGTTCTGCAAGGCGGTTTTCAAGGGCCTCCATCTTCTTGTCGTACAGCTCACGGGCGGCACGTTTAGTGACATCGATGAATTCCTCGCCGTAGTCCTTGATTTCCGATTCGGTGAGTAGACGTGATGTCGCTGGAACCTGCTGGACCTGTTGCTGTGGTTGTTGTGCTGCAGCAACTGTCGTGCGGGTCAGCTCATCGATTCGCTGCGTTAAAACAGAAATAGTTTCGTTGGATTTGGCGAACATGCCCTGAAGCGACTTGTAGCGTTGTTCCCAGTCCGACTGACCGTTATTTACTGGAGCCGGTTCATTGACTGGTGGCGTGGCAGGAGGAGTCGGTGCTGGCGCTTGTTGTCCTTCCGCATTTAAGCGGTCGACTTCAGCTTGCGCTGCGTCACGTTGTTTTTGTTGTTCAGCGATAAATTCGTTACCGATTTTTTCTAGTTCTGCTTCGGCTGAAATGGCTTCGCGTTGGGCTCTACTTTTGGACATGTTTGATGCTTCCTATGACGTGGTTGAAGGTTTGCACTCTGCCCTGAGCAACTCGGATTTCGTTCTCCGTTGCATTAACAAGCTGGGCTGTTGCGGTTTCGCACTCCGATTCTAGGTGTTTTAAAAATTCCTGGAAGTCGACGTTGGTGTGTAAGCGTTGGAGCGCTTCAATAGTTTTTGGGGTCATGTAGTTGGGCTTCTAACCATTCCTTCTGTTGGGTCTGCGGGTTCTTCATCTTCTTCCTGTGGAGCAGCTGGAGCGGGTGCTCCCGGTTGTGGGGCAAGTGTCGCCTGCTGGGCGATGGCCTGCTGGGCAGCGTTGGGCTTAACAATCATATCAGCCGGCAGACCAAGGTCTTTCGCGGTCTCCCGCAGGATAGCGGCGCGACCTTCCGGACCGACCAGAGCCTGGTCGATGGGGTTGGCGGTCGCCTGCAGGAACTCCATACGACGCATCCGCAGAGTTTCTTTGGACAGCAGCTCCTGAGAACCGAGAGCGCGGACTTCGATGTCCCCACCGACCGACAAATCGGGGCGGGTCAAGGCGAGATACACGTTGACATCCTCTACCGCCGGCGTAATGACCTCACGGTCGACAGCGCCAATAACCTGCTTGATGGTGCGGTTGGCAGCGTCCATCATCATGGAAAGCCCGGAAGCAGTGCGCAGGGCGCCTATCTGGCCTCCTGTACCACCGGCCATGTAACGCGGGATAGACGAAACGTCGTCTGCCAACGTAGCGAACGCTTGGAATACGGACAAAAGCTCGGCCGCATTCGAATCTGGCTGGAAGAACTCCAGTGGTTTGGAGCTTTGGTTGGTGAACATAGAGTCCACGACGTCCCAAACCTTCCATGGCCACAGTTGGTTGGCACCATCTTGGTTGGGAGCAAAACGGTCCTCGTTTCGGATGACTTGGGGACCCGAAGCCATGCTCATGTTGTTGGTCAAGGCACGCAAACAGGCGTTTGACACCCCTTGGATGTCCTCAAGAATATCCGGGATGGCATTTCCATACAGGGAACCGGGGACTTTCTCGTAGGAGGATATGTAAAACGGCTTTTTACCCATCGGATGGGGGTTACGACGGACGCCGATGACCATTTTGTTGACCATCCAGCAGGTAATGTCCAAAGAGCCACTGAAATCGGTAACTCCCGGGATTTCTCCCCACGTTTGGAGGACATAACCCGGTACCGCGCCGTGGAATTCAAGCATTGCCCATGGTTTTTCGACAGAATTGCCCGTCACATCGGTTGTCTGGCGACTTTCAAGCTGACGGCGTTCAACTTCGCAGTAGGAATCCCACTCACCCATGCCGCTTGGACCGGCATCGAGGATGGCGGTGATTCTTTCCGCGCTATAGGACGGTAAACCGCGCAGGGACTCGAGCTCCTGCTGCGTTACGCTCTGGCGGTGGATGATATAGCCGTCTTGGGGGTTGTGTGCCCACGGAGCAAAGTACAAATCGAACGGGGACGGCTTCTCATACAGCATTTTCGGGATGCGTTCGACTGTTGGAATACCGTCGGCGCCCCATTTCATCACGTTCTGGTAGCGAACAACCGGGCCTTTGATACAAGCGATGGGGAACAGGGCCAAATCGAAGTGGAAGCCCCACAGGGCGTCGTAGAATCGACCTTCGACAAGGACATCATCAATCTGCAGTTCTCGCAGTTCAGCTGCATCACGGGCCTGTTTGAGCTTGGCCTCGCCAATTGTTGCAGTAATTTTTTCACGCCGGTCTGAAATCAACCCAGCATCTGGTTCTGCCCCTGTCGCTTCCAAAACTTCCTTGACTTCAGCGGCAATCATGGCTTCGACAAGGTCTTTGTCCTCAGCCGAACGCTTTAGCTCAGGGACGGGTGTCGGGACAATGGTCCATGGACGAGGTGCTGCGGAATAGACTTCACGCAGGGCTGCCGCCAGGGTACGAACTTTGGTGGCTGTAATGCGGGCGTACACTTCAGACCCGCCAAACTGACGGATTGCCGCCAAGGACTGGGAATCATATTCACCTCGCATACTGCGCATGGCCGCCAAAAGGCGGTCGTTTATACCGGAAGTTTGTCGATTGTCCTTCGCTGTATCAAAACAGCTCATCACATACGACGCTAAATCATCATCTAGCTTCGTGGTCTGCGTCGGGTCAACCGGTTTCGCTTTGGGGTTACCCAACCGAGCGTTGATGAGAGGGAGCGGCGTTGACATAGTTACTTCCTTGGGCGTTGTTTGCCTTCAATCGCATCATCAATTTGCTGTCGTTTTGCATCAGCAGCGTTCTTTTGGGCATTTTTCATCAAAGAATTGCCCTTGTCACGCATCGAATTGGCAATACCAACCACCAAATTCTTGGTCTGCGTCACCGCTTTGGCGACGCCTGCTTTGGTCGGTGTGGCTTTACGAACAACGACAACCGCCGGCTTCAGGTCTTTCGCCTGAACAACTGGGCGTTTTCCCGCATAGGGGTTGTCAGGGTCGTTCAGACGGGTAATTTTGGCCATGTCACTTACCTCGACGTGCTGCTTTTACTCGCGCCGGCATGTCGTTGTTACGGCGAACTGCCTGGACGGTATGCTGCCCTGGCTGACGCTGTGAGTTGGCAATCCGGCGGGCTGATTCTTCGCTTTTACCTTCAGCGCGAAGGGCACGGGCTTTCATGTTTGCGGAAGCGGGTTTCTTGGCCATGTCAGCACTTCTTTTTCTTGGCTTTACCACCGTTGGACATCAAGGCCGGACGACTGCGAGAGTTCGTCGGCATCCCATCATTCATGTTGTTTTTCGTCGGTGCAAACTTCGTTTGCGGGGTGCCGGCCATGGCGGCCTGCAGTCGTGGACGATTCTGCATATTTTTCATCTGCGGAAGCATCGGCATTTTCGGTGGTGGGCGACGTGGGGGCAGCATGACGTTCTCCTATGTCCAAGCGCGGGATGGTGGCATAACTCTAGCAGGTTCATTTCTCCGCTGCAACATACGTCCTACGCGGGGAGCATAACCGCCAGTGACATACAGGGCGAGGTACTGGAGCGCATCGGCAAGGTCCGATACCGGGTGTGCTTTTGTCGGCGTTTCCGCCAGCTTCCCATTCTTGCCCTGTTCGTAGATGTAATCACGCATTACCGCTGTCGTCAAGAACGGGCAGCGTTCGATATCGATGAGCAGACCTTCACTCGCCATCAGCAGACTGTCGACCGCCGCCAAGCGCGGCTGGATGTTGTTTGTCGAGGCCGGGATGGTGGTGAAGCCTTTACTCTGCAGGACCTTCGCTGGGCTCAAGTCGGTGGCTTGTCCTTGGGCGAAGCCGGCGGGGTCAAGCACGACCACTACATTCAGCCCGCTGAAGCGTTTGACGATGAGGGGCATCAACAGGCGCACCACGAACTCATCCATGGCCATATTCGCGCCCCAGAGCTCGTCCAGGACGTTTAACCGCCCAGACCCCTGCACCTGCCCTATCGCACACGCTGGATTGCGTCCTGCGTCCATCCCGATGACCAGAGGCGGTGAGTCAGGTCCGATGAGGATTGGCTTGAGATTTTTGCCGGTGTGCTTGGACCGCTCGAAGTTGGTGAACACAACCTTGCCCAACAGACTGTCCGGGTATTCGCATATCACGTACGACTGCAGCCAGCGGTGCTCGGCGCCTTCGATGAGGTTCTCGTAGTAGCCCGGGACGAGGTTCTGGAGATTCTCCGCCTCCGCCGACAGGGCCGATGGCTGTTTGTACACCACCACTTTGTCCGGCCGCTCGACCTCCATCCAGTTGTACCACGGGCTGTCTTTTACTGGGAAGTTCGACTCTCCAACCAGGCCATGGTGGGTGACTCCGCCCATCGCCGGCGAGGGATAACGACCGCACCGTGACGCGGCCGCTTTGGCCAGCTCAAGGTCGACCTGACTGAACTCCGACACCCACACCCAGGTCAGCTCCACGGACAGCAGTCGCTGGATGTCGGTCTCATCCTCCAGGGCTCGGAAGATGAAGTGGGCCTCAGCCGGTATACCGTCGGTGCCAATCATTTTTATGGTCATCGACAGCTCCGCCTCGCGGTAGATGACGTTGACATTGTCCGGCGGTGTTATTGCCTGCATGGTCTTGATGACGGAGTCTTTCAACTGCGACCGGGTGTTCCGGATGACCATGGTGCGGCTTCGCCGAACGCCATTGAACACCGGCTGCTCCAGCGTCTGGTACAGCAGAGTCAGGAATACAGCTGAGGTTTTACCCGAACCGATGGGCCCAAGCAAAAGCCGCCACGGATGGCGGTCTTGAGCGAAGGCGGTACAGGTTGGTGACAGCGTGAAGTTAAGCATACAAGGCGATAGCGATGGCCCAGGCGAGTCGATTCAGTTTGGCGTTGTCTAAGGTAAACTTCATGGTGTGGGGGTGTTAGCCCGCATCCAAGTTTTCAGCTGCGCCAGCTCGGTGTCTGACAACAGGCGGTTGATGAAGAACGCCGACCCATTAAACACCTGCACTGGTGGGTCAGTCACATTACCGGCAAACCCTACGTATTCCGCTGCGGACGCTTGCGCGGTGACGGGTGCGTACTCAAGCGTGGGCGTTGACTCATTGTCGTTGAAGAACATGTACTGCGTCGGGCTGGCTTCGTCCTGCCGGTATCCAAACACAAAGGGCGAGGTTAGCTCTGCCTCTGGAATAGCCATGGTGACAGAGGGAGAGGAGCCTGGTGGGACCCAGTTCAGAAGGCGTAGCGTCGGGTTAGAGCGAAGAAGTATCGCAATATTCGCGCCACCAAACGCCGTGGTGTTATCCACATCGAAACCCATCGCGGTGATGTTGGTTTCAACGGGCAGTGGCGTGTCGATTACGCCGGCCATAACCACTGTGACCTGTCCGAATCCTGGGACATTGCCGGAGTTTAACGAGGCAAACTGGGCACTGCCGATAGGAGCTTCCAACAGTCCATTCTGGTACAAAAATCCTGGGTTGGCGGCCGTTAACGACCTCGCCAACGCAAACTGCCCATTCTGCGACACCGCGAACTGAACCGGGTCACCGTTCGCTGTGACTGGCACCGTGGGGCCGGTGCGGGTCTGGAACAGCGAGTTGATGTCGTTGGTGTTGTAGAAACCCCCCTGGTCCCCCGGCAGGAACAGGTCCAATGGGTTAAACGGCGCCACTGGCACCAGTGTTATACCCGCCAAGTTGCCGCACCAGGCCTGCGTCTCAGCGTTCTCGATGTCGTTGATGTCGCGGGTGATGAACACCCCGCCATACCAATAATCACCCGGGCTGACCCAAAAGTCCACCCCTACCGGCACCCCGAACGGTGTCACAGGACCGGGGTACTCGTAGACCGGCTCCAAATTGACCTGGAACCGACTGTCTCCATCAGACATGCGCGATGAGAACACATACGGCCGCATGTCAACATTCTCAATTATTGGCACCTCGTAGGTCGTCGGGGCATCGGCCAGCGTCAGACGCATATCTGCGGCATCCTCCGTCACGACCGTGTACACCCCAGCGTAACTGTATGGCGCAGGGACCGCCGCTTGGGCATCGCCCATCAGGGACCAACCCGTGCCAACGCCCACTCGATTCGGACCGTATGCGCCCATGGCGGACAACACGATACTGAAGCTGGTGACTGGCAGACCACCATCCCGTTTCCGGAAATAGGCCCAACTACTATCCCCCGGCCCTGCACGTAGGGCAGGAAACCCCTGCGGGTCGAGCTCGTAGGTGGTCGGGAGCGATATCGGGTCCCACACCATCAGGAACGTAGGTCGGTTACGTGCCCGTACCGACAGGACACTCTGCCCCTCAGCCGTCACAGGGACGGTACCGGCAGCATCCTGGAACAGGCACAACGCGGTATCCTCGGCGGCAATAACCCCACCACCATCTCCCACGCCAAACAAACTGTCCGGATTGAACGGTTGGCTGGGGGAGCCTTTGAGGGCCAACCGTGCATCGGTCAGGGACTGTGAAATGGCCACAGCCAATGGTAAGGTGAGTGGCGAGATGAGGGAGTTCATATCAGGTGAAGGTGCCTATGATGTCGAACCCGGTGTCCACACCTTGCAACGGTCGATTGGCGCGGAACGTGCCCTTGCCCAGGAAGATGACACCGGCATTATCGACACCACCGTAGAGTTGCAAAACGGTCTGCCAACCGCCGTTGGTCTGGCGTTCGATGTTGATTTGATTCGAGGAGGTCGTGGTTTTTGTGTTCGCCGCCGGCGTCACATAGAGAGTCAGGGGGTCGGCCCCGGGCGTGAACGGCGCTGACACCGCAGCGGTTTTACCGGGGGCAAGCAGGACAGACATGGCACAGCTCCTTGGGGGTTTTGGGGCTAAGGGTCAGAGTCGATAGGGGGAGCGTAACTGATGGTTGGGGTGACGTCAATGGGTTGCGAAGAATGTTGCGGCTGGGCCGTCAGGGTGGCGAACGCGATGTTGATGGCAATACCTGCAGGCATCCCCGCATTGCCCGGCAGGGCTTGTGCTTTGGTCGACAGACCGGCGATGTTGAGCAGGGTCTCGGCGGAGTCTTTGGACACTTTCGGGTCGTCACAGTTCCGCGATAGATTCAAGAGGGTGGTCACCGCCTCCGGGGTGGCAAGCCGCGCCATGGCACGGGCT